CTACTATGGGTGCAGTAGCCGCTTGCTTGCTCCGAGGTATGCCATCAACTCATTCAGGGTTTAACAATGGGCGTGACACTGCAACTTGGTTGGGCAAAGAAATTTCCAAAGTAATCGAGCAAGGTGCGGATGACGAAGTTGAGAGCGACGACTCTGTTAAAAGTGTAAAGACTGCTGATGTATATGTTCCTACTATTCAAGATCGTCTGCGTGAAGCCGCAGGTGGTATGAGTGAGGAAATTGATGCAGCCATTGACAGCTTTATCGTAGACCCAGAAGCGTTTAACCCTAAAGACATTAAGGTTGTGAACTTGCTCAAAGGCAAGGGTGCCAAGGCAGCTCACAGTCGTATCATCAAAGGTTACTTCCAGCGAGGTCACGATGAACTGATGGAGTTGGCTAGCGGTAACGCAGATGAGCAACTTCGTGAGGGTTACAAGCACCTGCCACGTAAGAATGTCAAGAAGCTGATCGAGTTCTACGAAAGCATTATGGCTGCATGTGAGCAGATTGCGGCTGAACAGAAGGTTATGAAGAAGCCTCGTGCTGCCAAGGTCAAGCCTGCAGAACAGATTGTTGCTAAACTCAAGTTCATGTTGAGCGACACTAAACTTGGCATTACCAGTGCTCCGCCTGCTACTATTATTGGTGCAAGTGGTGTAGCAGTGTTCAATGTAAAGACTCGTAAGATCGGTTACTACATTGCTACCAGCAGTGTTGGACTTGGTGTAAAAGGCACCACACTAACTGGCTTTACTGACAAGAGTGTTCAGAAGACCCTGCGTAAGCCGCCAGAGCAGATCAAAGAGTTCAAAGAGCAGAATACACAGAAGCGTTTTGAGACTTGGTTTGCTAAGAGTGTTAAAACTACAGAGACTCAACTCAACGGCCGGTTCAGTGAAGATACTGTTATCCTAAAGGTATACAAATGAAGCAAACTCTACAAATGATCGGATTGTCTATGATCGTTGTAGGGTTATCTCTAGCAATGTTTGGACTTATAGTTTTTGGAAACAGTTTACCTCAGCAACGAGTATATGACTGCGGAATGGCAGAATGGCATCCCGATATTCCTCCTAAGGTTAGAGAGGAGTGCCGAAAACGTCAATCTTCTAAAATAACAACATAAGAGGTTATAATGGCCAATGAACAAGCAAAGTATTTGAATAGCCGCAGACGTTTTAAAGATGAAACAGCAGTAAAGAAGCAACTTAAAATTGCCAAACAACACAATTCATTTGCTGATGAAAACAAAGTGCTAAAAGAGCCACATCGTTTGGCCAAGCATCATGCAATGGATTGTGGCAGACCAGGTTGTGCTATGTGCGGGAATCCTCGACATATCCACAAAGACAGTCTTACAGCACAAGAAAAACGTCTATTCCAAGATGTTGAAAAAACTACAGACCGACACAGCAACGGATTACAAAATGACCAAGAAGATATACTATGAGAAAAAGGGCCGCAGATATGTTCCTGTCGCCGAGTACGACAGCGATTTTATGGATAGTTATACGAAGGGTACTCATTTGGTTATGTGTTATCCTGGGGGCACTAGTCGCCGCTTTAATATCAACCCGGATTATGCAGGGCTGATTGCGGCCAGCCGAGTGGCTGAAGATGCTATTAGTAAGGCAGTGGTGCAGGCTAGCGAGATGCGCCCACACAATAGGCCCATTACTGAAAAGCAGAAGAAGGCTTGGGAAGCAATGGCCAAGGCATTCGGTGACGACCGCTACTATGTGGAAATCCCCAGTGCCAGAGAAATTGCCGAAGCTGGTGTAAAGGCTTTACAAGAAGAAGCAAAGATGCTATACTCTAATGAAGCAGTTCGTAAAGCCTACGAACATTTTATTTTAATGTGCGAACTAACTAAGGAACCGCAAAATGCTAACAGTTAAAGAATGGATGGAACTTGTCGATTACCGTATTACCGAAGGTAGCACCTATGGGTGGAGGTGTTTTGGAGATGACGTGTATCAACTCGACAGTTGGAATGGTGACCAAGAGGGTCATAGTTTTACTATCACCTTTGATACTAAGACTCAAGAAGTTTATCAAGTAGAGGCACACGACTTCCGTAACGGTCGAGCCTACCGTATGATCAATTCCGACTATGCCTCGGCTCATGCAAAAGAAACTGCTAATCGCAGGGTGCCGGATGAGGCCTGGGAAGATGTCAACTATGTAGATCTCGAGGCCGATGACGACTTTATGCAAAAGGCTCTGGCCATTGCCGCAGGCGAGGATTATGATACTCGTGTTAGTGTTCCTGTAGACTTTACAGACGAAGAGCTGTTAAAATATATGAAGCTAGCACACGAACGTGATATGACATTTAACCAGTTCATAGAAGAAGCTCTTCGAGCAGTGCTTGAAGACTACAAGCGTGACCCAGAAGGTATGAAGGACAAGGCCGATCAATGGAAGGCCAGTCGTGACATTACCTGATGAAAGATATCGAGCAGTAGTAAGGACTCAAGAGTTTTTAGTAGAAATTCTTAATACTCCTCGAGTTCCTAAAGCCATTAAGGATAATGCTAGGTATTGTCTTAGACATTATCCCAGTGCGTGGGATATGAAACGAGCTGCTGAAAATTGCCCCGATGTATTTTCTGAACGCATGGAACCGTTATATCGAATGGTAAAAGCCTACGAACAGGATAAAGAAAATGAATCGTGATATAGACAAGTACGAAGCATTTGCCAAAAGCATGGAAGAGAAGTATCCAAAGATGTTCTCACAATCCTACGGTGGGTTTGCTGTAGGTGAAGGATGGTGGCCTATTATCGAAAGCCTATGTGCCAATATCCAAAGCCACACTGACTGGTGGAATAAGAACCGCGAAACTCGCCCTGTTATTGAACAGGTAGTAGTAGAACAGATCAAAGAAAAGTTTGGCGGATTGCGGTTCTACTATCAAGGTGGCGACGATCAAATTAGTGGTATGGTACGTATGGCAGAAGCATGGGCTGACAAGAGTTGTGAAACTTGCGGTGCTCCTGGCACAGCAGGTGGTAAAGGTTGGATTAAAACATTGTGTCCTACACACAGGGCAGAATCAGATGCCCGTTATGCAGAAAGATTTAAAGAATGAGAGAACAAATTGAAACACTTATGAAACAGGCTGGAACTGATACGAGCGGTAAATGGATGGGCATCGAACACGCCGAAAAGTTTGCCGAATTGATTATTTGCAAATGTGCTCAGATTGGTGAATTGAAAGAACAGGGATACGAGCAATACGATCCTAGTGTATCTGTAGGGTGGTACATGAAACAATATTTCGGAGTTAAAGAATGAAAGTCGGTCTAAGTTACAGTCGTTGCGTTCTTGATATTGTTGAAGAACGTGTAGACATAGAAGATGTACTGGTAGTAATTACTCGTACAGATTTTGACCCGCGAGATGACCTACAATGGTCAGGTATCTGGGAAGGCTACTGCCTCGGAGGTGCAAGCCATGCCGAGTGGAGTCACTATGACTTTAACAATAAAGACGACGAGGACAAGTTCCGTAGTGTCAGCATCATGTTGTGGGAAGATGGAAAACTGCACCAACCTCGCAAGTTTGGCAGACATCCTGCTCGTCGATCAGAAATATGGCTCGAAACAGTTTTACCTAGTGAAGAACTAGATCGCAATCCCGCAGTGAAAAAAGCGTGGGACAATTTCCAGGTCATTGCTGGCCTGACTAATACAACACTTGATAAGGCATACAAATAATGTTAGTACCAATGGTGGTCGAGAAGACCGGACAAGGCGAAAGAGCCTTTGATATTTTTAGCCGCTTGCTTAATGAGCGTATTGTGTTCTTGAATGGACCAGTCGATGATCACAGTAGTAATCTAATTGTAGCACAGATCCTACATTTGGAAAGTTCAGACAGCGAAAAGGATATTCACTTTTACATTAATAGTCCAGGCGGTGTAATTACAAGTGGCATGGCTATCTATGACGTTATGCAGTTTGTCAAACCAAATGTGTGTACCTATGTTATGGGTCAGGCTTGTTCAATGGGTAGTTTCCTAGCACAGGCAGGACATCCAGGTAAACGTTTTATGTTGCCACATGCTCGTCACATGATTCATCAGCCTAGTGGTGGTGCTCGTGGTATGCAGAGTGATATTGAAATTCAATACAAAGAAATCACACAAATGAAAACCATGTTAACCAAATTGTATGTTGAACACAATACCGCCGGTAAAAGCTATGCCGATTTTGAGCGTGATATGGATCGAGATACATTTATGAGCGCAGATGAAGCACTGGCTTATGGTCTTTGCGACAAAATTGTTTCACGTCGATAAGCCTATAATAAATAGTAGGCAGCGGACTTTCACGCACATTCATCCCGCTTTATAAACTCTGCATGTCGTCAAACTTGCTACCTTACAAAGGAGACTAGAGATGGCAAATCTACAACCCGTACTATACAAGTACACAAGCACAAAAGAATATCACGATGCATTTCCCTGTGCATACCGCCAATGGCGCAGTGATAGTCATTGTAATCTAATTCACGGCTATTCATTTAGCATGAAATTCTACTTTGGCACCAACGACCTAGATGTCCGCAATTGGGCGGCTGACTATGGTGGTTTAAAAGAACTAAAGAAAACATTAGAGGATCAATTCGATCATACTTTAATTGTTGCACAAGACGATCCTCAAATGGAAGTATTCAAAATGCTACAAGAAAAGAACATGGCTAAGATTGTCATTCTACCAGCACTCGGTTGTGAAGCATTAAGTGACATGCTCTACAAATATGTCAACGGCGTTTACATTCCAGAGATGTGGGGACCGGGCGAAGCGGCAAGACTTTGGTGCTATCGTGTGGAAGTACGCGAAACACAGGCCAATATGGCGTTCCGTGAAGGACATCGTGAATGGAATGAAGACCTATTTGCGTAACATTTGGAGACTATGGGCTAAGGCCCTTGGAGAAAAAGCAGGCAATACAGATTCGGAATCAGATCTAATTGCTTGCTTTCGCACATTTATTGTGCTATCATACATAATAACAAACTGCTTTATAGTAGCAGGTGTATTAAGGCACTGGAACTAACATGACAGATAAAGATTGGTTAGAAAGAGTAACCATAGCATACAAAGCGTATCCATACCCAAGTAAAGAAATTGAAAGATTTATTAAATGGATGTATGAACAATATGGAATTGTAGCGCCAAAGGACGCAGAATGAAGATAGGATTTAACTGTAGTAGTTTTGATCTGTTACATGCAGGTCATGTAACCATGCTTAAAATGGAGAAACAGTTATGCGATTATCTTGTTGTTGCACTTCAAATTGATCCTTCAATAGATAGACCTGGAGTTAAAAATAAACCTGTTCAAAGTGCCTATGAAAGATATGTGCAATTACAGGCCTGCAAATATGTGGATGAAATTTTAATATACGAAACCGAATTCGATCTGTTACAATTACTTAAGACACAGACTATTCATATTCGGTTTCTCAGTGACGAATATCTAAATAGAGATTTTACAGGCAAGCAATGGTGTATTGACAACGGTATAGAATTACACTATCATAAAAGAGAACATGTTTATAGTTCTAGCGAACTTAGAGATAGAACCGTTAAACTAGAAAATAAAAAAGAAACAGAAGTTAGTAATGTATTGCCACAGTACTCACCTAATTTAATTAAAGGAAACAAATGAAAAAAGTATTAGTAACAGGCGGCGCAGGATTTTTAGGTTCACATTTATGTGATCGGCTTGTCAACGAAGGACACCATGTTCTTTGTGTGGACAATTATTTTACAGGTAGCAAAAACAATATTGCTCATTTATTAGATAACAAGAATTTTGAAGTCATCCGACAAGATGTTTGCTTTCCATTATATGTAGAAGTTGATGAGATTTATAATTTGGCTTGCCCTGCAAGTCCATATTATTATCAATGGGATCCTATCCAAACAATGAAAACCAGTGTGCTAGGTGCCTACAATATGCTAGGTTTGGCCAAACGTACTGGTGCTAAGATTCTACAGGCAAGTACCAGTGAATGCTACGGTGACCCAACTGTACATCCACAACCGGAATCATATTGGGGCAATGTAAATCCAATTGGTATCCGTAGTTGCTACGATGAGGGTAAACGTGCCGCAGAAACACTGTTTATGGACTACTACCGTACTCACGATGTTAAGGCCAAAATTGTTCGTATTTTCAACACTTATGGCCCAAGAATGGCTCAAAATGATGGCAGAGTAGTTAGTAATTTCATCGTTCAAGCACTACAAGGCAAAGACATTACTATCTACGGTGATGGTATGCAAACTCGTAGTTTCTGCTATGTTGATGATCTTTTGGATGCTATGCAGGCAATGATGAACCACACCGACGATAATTTTATCGGGCCTGTCAATACTGGCAATCCAGGAGAGTTTACCATGTGGGAATTAGCACATAAAGTTATTGAACTTACCGGAAGCAAGAGCCAAATCCTTCAAATGCCTTTGCCTCAAGACGATCCAAAGCAACGTCGTCCGGATATTTCAGTAGCAAAGTCTATGCTCGATTGGGAACCTAAAATCAATTTGGAACAAGGACTTGTTAGAACCATTGACTATTTCCGTACAATCGTGTAAAATATACTATGACTAAACATTCTTGGACAGTAATACTTGAAGAAGATCCCGATACTAAGGATCTTATTTTGCCGTTGCCTCAAGAACTACTCAATATGCAAGGTTGGGTAGAAGGCGACACCCTCGAATGGATTGACAACAAGGATGGTTCATGGTCGTTGCACAAACCCAAATAGTCTACGAAGACCGCATTGAGAATTTCAAAAACAATATCCTCGGGGTCAATGTACTAGATCAAACTTATTGTAATGCACTTACTGATAGTATTGTTAAACTAGAAAGTAAAATTATTGGATTAGGTCCGTCACATTACAAAGAAGCACCCGTTAATTCTATTACCACTAGACACGAATATTACAATTTAATTGATTTTCTTCCTAATCAAATAAATCCGTTGCTTAAAAAGATTTTAGAATCTGCAAAACAGATCATTGGTGGGGAGGAATTCTATGTTAAAATGTGGGCTAATATTTTCCGAAAAGGAGAAAGAATAGAAAAACACATGCACCATGCATCTCCGATTATTGAGAATGACATGTTTAAAAAGAATGTGTTTAAAACAATCTGTGGAAACTTATTCTTACAAGGTGATGCACCTAGTGATACTGTGTATTACGGTAAAGACATTTTAAAAATTCCAAATAAAACAGGAGACATACATTTCTTTTCTTGCATTATGCCACACGAAACATTGCCCTATCAGGGAAATTTAAGGGTTGGAATTGCATTTGACATTTACACAAAAAACTTTTTTCCAGAAATTGGGATAACAACGCCCTCTCATTTAAGATTGATATCATGAAAAAACAAATTGGATTTGCCTGCAAATGGATCGACACTCCTGCACAAGTTAATGGCATCAAGCCCAATGACGATGCTAAAAAGTACAATACTGGCTCTACCACCGTTGCGTGGTTAAATAGACAGAGCCAGAATGTAGCAGAAGAAAAACTTTGGGACCTTACTAAAGGTAACATTGAAGCTGTTCGCAAACTGGTAGAACGTGTAGGAGCACTTGATGAAAATCTTAGAATGGTACGACTCGGCAGCGATATACTACCTGTGTATACTCAGCGCGATTGGCAGTTCTTTTACAGGCTATCCGATGTTAGAGCCTATTGCGAAAGAGCATTTCGAGCCGTGGGAGATCTGGCTCGCAAGGGCGGCGTTAGGCTCAGCTTTCATCCTGGTCAGTTTACTGTCTTGGCAAGTGAGTCGGATGATATTGTAAATAGGTCGATAGAGGAGTTTGAATATCATGTGGATATGGCCCGCTGGATGGGATATGGTAAATCGTTTCAAGACTTTAAAATCAACGTCCACATCTCGGGTCGAAGAGGTCCACAAGGCATTAAGGATGTACTCGGAAGACTTACCCCCGAAGCAAGAAACTGCATCACAATTGAAAACGACGAGAACGCCTGGGGAATCGAAAGCAGCCTTGAGCTGCAAAAACATTGCGCCCTCGTGCTTGACGTACACCATCACTGGGTCCGTACAGGAGACTACATTCAACCCACCGACGATAGAGTTCTACGTGTGATTGACAGCTGGCGGGGTGTTCGACCCGTTATGCACTATTCTGTTAGCCGTGAAGAATGGCTACCTGGACATTGTGAGAAAACACTGCCCGATTATGCACAGCTATTAGAAGCCGGACACAAAAAGCAGAAACTGCGAGCCCACAGTAATTTTATGTGGAACACCGCAGTAAATGAATGGGCATTAAGTTTCCTCGATACCCATGATATTATGGTAGAAGCAAAGGGCAAAAACCTTGCGAGCGTTGCCCTTGCCGACCGAGCTAAAAAATTAAGCCTTCTTTGATCTCGGAGTTGCTGGTTTCTTAGGAGCAGCTTTAATAGCAGCAGCCTTCTTAACAGGGGCTGCTTTTTTTGCGGCTGGTTTTGCTACAGGAGCTTCTACTTTAGGAGCACGTGGTGTACGTGGCTTCTTAGCAGGAGCTTCTGCTACTACAGCTTCTGGTACGACTGCATTTTCTACTACCACTACTGTATCAGTAACAACTGCAGGTGCAGTTTCTACCACAACCGGAGCAGGTTCCGGTGCAGGTGGAGTTTCAATTTTATAAGGTGCAGATGGTTTTGTATCAGCAGGAGTTCTTAAAAAGACCCACCATAATCCAAAGCCAAATACTGCGACTGCGACAATAATTTCCATGGTACTTTTCCTTTAATTAAAGTATAATATATTTAACTTTCTAAAAATTAAGGCTATTGTTATTTGAGTATTTTTAGGTAAATACCTCTATAAATCTCACCGTAGGGGTATTTCTTAATGTTAAAATGGTTGACAACTAGCAGTCTAGGTACACTTCAAACTGGATATGTTAGTGAAATTTCTGTGCAGTCTACACAGACATCGTCAGGTTCAGAGTTAAAATACGAGCTTAAAGCTGGGCAACTTCCCAGCGGGCTAACTTTAAAACATGATGGTACCATAGTTGGTAGAGCAAATTATAATTCCTCGGGAACCTTTACTTTTATAATCAATGCTGTTGACCTTGCAAATACCGAAGAATCAACACAGACATTCACTCTAAATGTAACGCAACCCAACAATATCAAGTATACCGATATCTATATTAGACCTTTTTTGAGTGTTACTAAACGTAATCAATTTAACAATTTTATCAACGACTCTACTATATTTGACCCGCTATTAATGTATAGATATTACGATTCAAACTTTGGAGTCCAGAGAAGTATTAAACTAACGTTGGATTTTGGTATAGAACAACTAAATCTCTACGAATATCAATATGCATTACAAGAGAATTTTTATAAAAAGAAGATAAGATTAGGCGGTGTAAAATCCGCTATTGCTAAAAATTCTGCAGGAACACACGTATACGATTTAATATATGTGGAAGTAGTTGACGAATTAGTTAATAATTCCGATATTAGCGTCTCTTCTGTAGTACACACTGACCACAACGATGAATTATATTACCCTGCAAGTATAGATAATATGCGTAAACAGCTACAATCTATTACACTACAAGACTGGTCGACTATCAGCGTAGATGAACAACTACAGCCTAGATTTATGTTAACTCAGCAGTCGAATGATTACAGAACAAAGACGTACATGAGGGTTGTTCCTTTATGTTACACATTGCCTAATAAAAGCAGAATTATTCTAAATAGAATTAAATCTAATAATTTTAAGTTTAACACTGTTGATTTTGAAGTTGACCGAATAATTGTGGAAAATAGTTTAGACAATAGTGGAGCTAAATATCTAATATTCAACAGAAATGCTGTTGGGGATCTGATGGATATAGATGGTTACCTATTTGGTCCAGAAGGTTGGGTACGCCTTGATGATGAAAATAACCAACCTTTACAACGAGAATAATTTATGGCAAGAATCACCAATTTACCATTTTTAAGCACATTAACAGATCAACTTATTGTTCCAGTTGTTGATGTCTCTTACGAGCCTGCTAGAACCAGGAAAATGGAATTAGAGCAGTTAATTACTCTAGTTAACGAAGCTGCTATACAGATTGTAGGACCTACTGGTCCTGTAGGGCCGCAAGGACCACAAGGGCCAGAAGGACCACAGGGAGTTTTTGGTCCCACAGGTCCGCAAGGACCACAGGGCGATAGTATTGTAGGTCCCACGGGTCCTCAAGGACCAATAGGAGTACCTGGACCTACAGGTCCCAGTGGAGTATCGGGTCCTAGTGGTGCAAGTGGCGAAGGAATTTTAAATTTAGATGGTGGTACACCGTCATCTATATATGGTGGAATCACACCCATCAATGCAGGTGGTGTGTAATAAATATTGATAATACGGAAAGAATACAAACATGGCTGTTCAAATTCAACTTAGAAGAGGTACCGCTGCAGAATGGAGTTCTGCAAACCCTGTCCTGGCCGAAGGAGAAATGGCCCTAGAAACAGATACAGGGCAATTTAAAATAGGCAGCGGCACTTCGACCTGGGCTACTCTTGCCTATGGCGGAGTAGCTGGTGGCGCTGGACCACAAGGACCAGAAGGTGCAACAGGACCACAAGGTCCGCAGGGCGATGCTAGTACAGTACCTGGTCCAACTGGGCCTTCTGGTCCTCAAGGGCCGCAAGGTGACGCTGGTCCAACTGGACCAGAAGGTGGCGGGTTTGGAATTACATATACTATTACTAACAACGGTAGTTTAGACTATATTATCGAAGGATTCAATGATCCTACATTAAACCTTGTAAGAGGATTTACATATAACTTCAGTGTTAATGCTGCTGGGTATCCGTTATGGATTAAAACTGCGGCTACTACAGGAACTGAAAATACATATAATAGTGGTGTAACTAATAATGGCACAGCCACGGGAACAATTACATTTGCTGTACCGTTAGGCGCTCCATCTACACTATATTATGCCGCAGAAAACAGTAGTGACATGTATGGTACATTCGGAGTTGTAAATTTAGGTTCTGCAACACCGGGAGTAACTGCATTAAGCTCGTTAACTGATGTAACACTAACAAGTCCTATTAGCGGAGAGTTTTTAAAGTACGACGGTACTAAATGGGTCAACACTAGTACAACTGCTGGTGCAGGGCCTACTGGACCACAAGGCCCTGCAGGTAGTCCGGGAAGCCCCGGTTTGCCAGGCCCATCAGGACCATCAGGACCATCAGGCGCACCTGGAAGCACAGGCACAGGCATAGCAGTAGGTGGATTTACTGGACAAGTTCTAGCCAAAGCATCAAACACTGAGTATGACACCGAATGGGTTACAATATCAGGCGGCACCGGCGGTGGTACTACGGGACCACAAGGCCCACAAGGACCGTCAGGTGCTCAAGGAATTCCAGGTGACGTAGGACCCACAGGTGCAGGTGCTACAGGGCCACAAGGACCGTCGGGTCCAACAGGACCAGAAGGTGCAACAGGACCGTCGGGACCTCCGGGTCCAGCAAGTGCTGTTGCAGGACCATCAGGTCCGACTGGGCCATCGGGCGCAGGTGCCACAGGACCGCAGGGTCCCGCAGGTAGTACAGGACCGACAGGACCGTCAGGCCCATCGGGCGCCAACGGAATTGGCTTTGTTGGACCAACTGGACCAACAGGACCATCAGGTCCTAGTGGACCATCAGGAGTAGGCGCTACAGGACCTAGTGGACCATCTGGCGCTACAGGACCACAAGGTCCTAGTGGAGCTACTGGACCCACTGGAGCATCAGGTCCGTCGGGACCACCAGGCACTGTAGCAGTTGGAACAGGATCAAAACTTCCTAACTCGTCAGGTTTTTCTGGGCTTGTATCTTATGACACAAATTTTCTTTACGTTTGTGTAGCAACTGATACATGGATTAGAGTAGGAACTACAGGTTCCAACATTCAATCCTGGGTTTAAGAGGATTTAATAGCAAACAACCGCAATGTTATTGTTATTGAAAGATAATAAATAACATATTAAATCGGGTACTGATACTACACATGTCTATTAGAGCATCTCTTTCTGAAGTCTTATCGACTAACTTAACGAATCCTACTGATTACCAAACGGTATTCATTGTAGCGCACGACGGTGTTGAGCAACAACTCGAACCAGCAAGAGTTAGAACTTGGTTAGGAAATCAAATAGGTGCCACTGGTCCACAGGGACCACAAGGTGTTACAGGTCCACAAGGACCACAGGGAGTTCAGGGACCCCAAGGACCACAAGGCGTTCAAGGCCCGCAGGGACCACAAGGAGTTCAAGGACCACAGGGCGTTACTGGTCCGCAAGGTCCACAAGGACCGCAAGGCGTTCAAGGACCTAGGGGTGCTACAGGTCCACAAGGACCGCAAGGCGTTCAAGGACCTTCAGGACCTCCCGGTCCGCAAGGACCGCAAGGTGTTACTGGGCCATCTGGTCCATCTGGTCCATCTGGCCCTACAGACACAAATAACATAAACAACGGTGCAGCAGGCGAGATCCCTATTCAATCTGCAACCAGTGTTACTACATTTATATCAGCCGGTGCAGCAGGAAGTTTACTACAAGCTCAGACAAATACTGCAAGTTTTGTTTCAACAACTACAATATCTGTAGGTAAATCTGCTGAAAGTGAAAAAACATACGTTACCAGCTTGGGCACCAGCGAAGCAACTCCGTTAAGATACTTGACAATGGTTGCCGGTGCTAGTGCTTATGCAACATTAGGTGCAAGTGGTAACCTCGTGTTTAATACAAACAACGGTATACTAACTACACCTGCGTCAACTATAACCAACACAACTATTGCAACTTCTACGCAAACCGGTGCTCTAAGAGTTGTAGGGGGTGTCGGTATCGGTGGCGATTTGTATGTTGGTGGTGAAATTGTTGCTCAAAAATTAACAATTCAATTAACAACTGTTACAACAACGTTAATAGTCACAGATGATATTATACAAACTAACAATGCTACAAATGCAACATCAACTAATACCGGTGCATTGATTGTCGGAGGTGGTGCAGGTATTGGTGGAGATTTGTATGTAGGCGGAACATTATACGCAACTGTTTCTGGATCTATATCAAGTGCTAATTCGTCTACTAATTTAAGGAACGGTACTACGGGACAAGTTCCATTCCAGACAGCACCTCATAACACTAGTTTCTTTGGTCCAGGTACAGCGGGTGAAATATTAACCAGTGACGGTGCAAGTGCAACTGGTCCTAAATTTGTTTCCACATCAAACATCTACGTAGGTAGAGCGGTACTAGCAGATGACATCGTCGGTGGTGGTGCAGGTGGTTTAGTCTATCAAGATGGTGCTAACAGCACAGTATTTTTACCTCTAGGCACTAACGGTTATGTGTTAACCGCAGGTGCAACTGCACCTCAATGGGCATCACTAAGTGGTATTGCTACAGGTGAAGCAACCACTGCAACTAACTTGAAGAACGGTACTACAGGACAAGTTCCATTCCAAACTAGCCCTGGATTGACTAGTTTCTTTGGCCCAGGAACAGCAGGACAACTGCTAGTGAGTGCAGGAACCACATCAACTGGTCCGGTGTTTACTAACACAAGTAGTATATATGTTGGACGATCAACTTTAGCAGACGACCTAGTAGGTGGTAGTGCTGGATCACTTCCTTATCAAAATGCTGCCAACAGTACAGTATTTTTATCACTGGGCGCATTAGGTTATGTACTGGTCGCTGGTGCTAGTGGTCCTCGCTGGGAAACACTAGCAGGAGTTGCAGCGGGCGAAGCAACTACTGCTACAAACTTGAAAAACGGTACTACTGGACAGTTACCATTCCAAACTACATCAGGTGTTACTAGTTTTGTAGGCCCGGGTATAGCAGGACAAGTTTTAGTAAGCAACGGTGCTAGTGCAACAGGTCCGTCCTTTATATCAACTTCATCTTTATATGTAGGAAGATCTGCAATCACTGACAATGTTGGTGGTGGATTAGCAGGTTCTATTGTATACCAAACTGGTGCAGGTACTACAACTTTCTTAGGCATCGGCTCTGCAGGTTATATACTAACTGTTAATTCAGGAGGTACAGCACCACAATGGAGTCAGGTAACTGATTTAACAGCGGGCAATGCAACCACTGCTACTCATCTAGCAGGTGGTTCACAAGGTGCAATGCCTATTCAAAGCGCACCGGGACGTACTGCATTTATTACTCTAGGAACAGCTGGACATGTATTAACAGCCGGAGCAACGACTGCTACATGGCAAGCACCTAGCACAGTTACTGTAGGTAATTCTACAACTGCAACTAACCTAGCAGGTGGTACCGCTGGCAGCATTCCTATCCAAAGCGGTCCTGGAAGAACAGCATTTATTCCAATAGGTGTTAACGGATATGTGTTAACTGCGGGTTCGAGCACTGCTACATGGCAAGCACCTAGCACAGTTACTGTAGGTAATTCTACAAACTTAGCAGGTGGTACTGCTGGTCAAGTTCCTTATCAATCAGCTCCTGATACAACTGCTTTCTACGGTCCGGGCTCTATAGGTCAAATTGCAGTAAGTCGAGGTGCGGCGGCACCAGCATATCAAAGTACAATTACTGTTACTACACTGTCAGTAGGAAGTGGTTGGTACAGCGGGGCAGTTGGTGAAATCAGGGCAGAAAACGAAATCACTGCTTACTACTCATCTGATGCTAGACTAAAAGAAAATGTACAATCATTAAGCAACCCTCTCGAAATGCTTGAACAAATTAGGGGTGTACGCTTTGACTGGACAGATTCATATATTGAAAGTCGTGGTGGAGAAGATGATTTCTTTGTAAGAAAACACGACATAGGTGTTATTGCTCAAGAAATTGAAGCAATTTTACCAGAAATTGTTGCTACAAGAACCAACGGATATCTAGCTGTCAAGTATGAAAAACTAGTGCCACTTTTAATTGAAGCTGTTAAAGAATTATCTAAAGAAGTTAAAGAACTTAAAAATAAACTCAAGTGAGTTTTGTCTATAAATATAGCATCACTGGAGTTGAATCTTGACTAGCACTATCACAAATTATAGTAATTTAATTGACATTAATTTCCCTGTACAGGGTGCAGACAACGACCTTCAAAAATTCCGTGATAATTTTTCTAATATCAAAACTTCCATAGAAATTGCTAATAGAGAAATTAATGCATTAAAAACAAACGGAGTGTTCTTAACTGATAATAATAACTTTAACGATAACACCGTCACTAATGCAACTATTGTGAATTGTAGCATTGTATTAAAAAGTTACACTTCATCTTAACAGGAGTTAATTGTGGCAAGTACTATTACAGATTATAGCAATTTAATAAACATCAACTATCCAGTTCCTGGATCTGATAACGATTCTCAGGGTTTTAGAACTAACTTTTCTAATATTCAATCAGCACTGTCTACAACAGGAGAAGAAATTTCCAACCTTCAGGTAAACTTAGTAAGTCTATCTAGCTCAAATAATTTTGGTGGAAATGAAATTAAAAAAGCAACCTTAGTAGATTGTTCAATTGTATTAAAAAATTATAGTCTAAGCGAGCTATCTGCGTTAACTGATACCGGAAATGTAGAAAACGGAACATTGGTATTTGTTGCAGACGCAGCATACAATAGACCTGCATATTATCATAGCGGCACATGGTATGCATTTACTGGTACCTCAGTTACGTTATCATAATGTTTAATCCGTTATTACCAGATTTGTCTACGTTGAAAAACGAAGATATCGACAATAAGATTACCGAGTTAATGAAAAAGTACTTCTTGGCTGCTAGATTCGGACAGGGCGCAGTATGCAACCAAATTTCAGTAATACTCGAAGCATACAAAGCCGAGCAGTCTACCCGTCACATCAAAGCCAATCAAAAGTTGGCAAATCAAAATAAGAATTTAGACGATTTTATTAACGTAGATAATTGACATTGTATGCAGTAGGTGCGTATAATGTTAATATGAATACCAATGAATACGGTGCCGTCTTTCTAGATCCTAGTGAACTATTTGAACACTTGTATTCGGGCAAACTCAAAAGTTTACAAAACGTCTACCTCGATAGCAACACAGTAGTTCAGTTCAATACTGCTGTCGACACTAACAAAGACAACCTTGTTCCACTACAAGAGTGGCAGCAACCCCAAGAAGATGTGGCATTTTTTGATGAAGCAAATCAATGCACTTGGTTTATGCCCAAAGAATGCAGTGAGTTTCCTATAGTCGATTGGTTGTATGATCGATGCACTACAGAACAACAACGTGCAAGAGTAGATCAAGAACTACTACTTTTTATCCAACATGGCATGTTTGATTTGTTGTTCTACCTTAAATACTTAGTAGACACTATGCGAGAGAATAAAATCGTGTGGGGAGTCGGTCGTGGAAGTAGTGTAGCAAGCTATGTGTTATATCTTATCGGAGTTCACCGAATTGATAGCATTAAATACGATCTAGATATAAAAGAATTCCTAAAATAAGGAGATAGATATGGGAAGAGTGTATAAAACAATGCAGGGTAAAGAAGTAGACATGGATAAGCTCATGACGCAAAATGAACTTATGCCTGCTATCGGCAACGCAAGAGTAAATGCAAGAGGGGACGAATTAGGCCCAGGTGGAAAAATTGTTCGCAAACGCGAAGAAGTTATTGCTGAGTATTATGAAAACAACCCTAAAGCAATTCCAGAATCTTCTAAAGTTAAACAAGCACAATCAGGTATTGTTGCATCTAATAAAACAAAAACTACTGGAGAATAAATGGTAACTAAAGGCAAAATTCGCCCAATCAGAGATCACGTAATTGTTTCTGATATGGATTTCGGTGTACAAAAAACTGCATCGGGTATTGTAATTCAATCAGACAATGGAAAGTCTCGAGGCGTTAAGCCGAGATGGGGCCGGGTATGGGCCATTGGTCCAGAGCAGAACGAAGTATCTGTAGGGGACTGGATATGTGTCGAACATGGTAGATGGACGCGAACTTTTGAAGTAGAACAAGAAGATGGAAACATTATTGAGCTACGCCGAGTAGATAATACTGCTATTTTGATGAGTGCAGAAGAAAGACCAGACGATGTAGATATTCGAAAAACTATCGGAGCAGGTTCGAATGTAAACTTTAATATCCCGGGAATCTAACAAGATATTGGGGAATAAGGGTCTTGACGGGCCCTTTTTTTACCTCTATACTATCTATATGGGCCACAAACATTCATACAATATTATAGAAACATTCCAACAGGTTAGAGCAGCAGTTTCAGAATGCTCTAACGCTCGCAACGACGGATTCATTGCTTGGGGTGTTAAACAGGATCTATATCAGTTAAAATGGTTCTTAGACGACATGATGAAAATGTGTCCCAACTTTGGAAGCACTGAAGCAGAGTGGCTCAATGAACAAGAACAGAAAAAAATTATAAGTTATCTTAAAGATGATATTCAATAAAATAAAACAACTAAAAGAAGATGGATTAAAGGTAGGAATTGTATTCAGCAGTTTTGATCTATTCCATGCAGGGCATGTTGCCATGTTGGCAGAAGCAAAGAATCATTGTGATTATCTAATTGCTGCACTGCAAACTGATCCAACTATTGATCGACCAGACACAAAGAATCCACCTATACAAACTATTGTAGAACGACAAATACAGGTCAGTACAAATCGCAATGTGGATGAAGTT